CAGAAATTATTACTAATATAACAACAACTAATAATGGTAAATTTTATGAATTATTACAAAAATATCAATCAGATATGCTTGGTACACAAAAAATAGACATTACATATACCAGAAGTATGGAACATAATATTGAAAATTGGAATAAAAATTACCTTAATAAAATGCATTGTTCATTAAGATATCAAGGTAATTTTATTGTAAATTCACTTGATGAAATGAAAATGTATATAGAAAAAATACAAAATAGTAAAGGATTACAAAATGATATAACAAATTTTCCAGGTAAATATTTATATAATAATAATAATGATGCAAATAAGTTTAAAGTAAAATTTATTTTATTTACTAATATTCGTTTAGATTTTGCACCAAATTGGGAAATTAGTAGAAGTATTAAAAATGATAATCTACGTGAAGCATATATACGAAGTATACATTTTTCAAATATTATAAATCCATTAAAACGTTCAGGTTTTGGAAGACGTTTAAATTTTGGTAAAAATAAACAAAGTAAACTTAAAATTAAAAAAAATAAACTTAAAATTAAAAAAAATAAAATTTGTAAAATTGGTAAAAAAAGTAAAAAGAAACTTAAAAAAGATTTTAAATTTTTAAAAAGTTTTAAAATTTAAAGAAATAAATGATTAAAACAATTAAAATGTTTATTTTTGCAAATAAACCAATTCCACCACCAATTGGGGTTTTATTTATAATTATTATTTTTATGTTAATTAAAAATAATGGTAAAGATTAAAAGATATGGAACTTTTTATTAGTGAACTTTTAGGAACTTTTTTATTAGTTGCAGCAGTTTTATTAACAACAAATCCTATTTATATTACATTGGCATTTTTAGCAGCAATTCTTTTAGCAAATATATCAGGTGGTCATATTAACCCAATTATTACAATGGTTAAATCAATGCAAGGTGCAATATCAAATAAACAAGTATTTGAATATATATCTGCACAAATGTCTGGTGCAGTTATTGCATTAATTTTAGTTAAACATTTTAAAAATGTTTAAAATTAAAATAATTGTTTATATTAAATAAAATGTTAAAAAAAAAAGTTGTTAAAAAAAAAATTGTTAATAAAAAAATTGATAAAAAAATTGATAAAAAAATTGTTAATAAAAAAATTGTTAATAAAAAAATTGTTAATAAAAAAATTGATAAAAAAAAAGTAAGTTTAAAATTTGGTAGTGGTCGTTCAATAAATAATAGACCATCATTGGAGGAATTCAATGCAAAAATTGAAGAAGAAAAAGCAAGAAAAATAGAAGAAAAGCAAGAAAAAATACGACAATTTAATATTAAAAAAAATAAAGCAATCCGTGCAGGATCTCCTGCATTTGCAACTACTGAGGATGAAGAAGATCAATTAATTGAAGATAAAAAAATAAAATATAAAAAAATTAATAAAATAATATCAGGTGATGAATTTGAACAAATTATTGACAATATAGTTACATTAGGTATTAATTTAAATAATTTACAAGTAGATAATTTTAAAAAACTTTCAAATGTAGATCAAGTTAAAATCTATAACTATTTAAAAGACCATTTAGATTGTGTAAATATTATATTACCCCCTGGGTGTTTTAATAAATGGGTTTTAAATATTAATGGTAAATATACAAATGATATTAATGATTATTATTGTCATGGAAAACTTTTAGTTGATTATAAATGTGATTTAAATTATGATTATTCAATAACTATTGATTGTTATACAGATGATGAAATATATAATCCACAGATAATAAAAAATCAAAAGAATAAATATGGTACAACAGACACCCCATACGCAAGAGTATCAAAAAATATATTACAAGAAAAAATACAAGTAAGTGGGTATATACAAAATTTTTTTAATTTGAATGAACAAAATTATTATGACTTTGAATGTGGTAAAAAATATGAATATAAAAATGATATTGATTTAATTACAACTACAGACATGCCGTGCATAGAACCTAATAGTCCAGGAGAATTTATAATAGATTATTACGATGCGTTTATGATGGAAGTTGGTAATCATTATTTAAAAAATAATGGAAGTTATACTAATCAAGAATTTTTAATTAAACAAGTTAGATGGGTTATTGATTATAAATTTCAAGAAATTATGATAGAATTTACTCACGATCTTGTGCAAGAAAATAATGCACTTGGAAATGGTTTAAGTGGTGAAAAGATGCACTGTATGAAATTATTAAAACACCAATTTCATATAGAAATAATTAATATTTTAGATAATTTATATTTTTCCGATCATAGACAATATATTGATAACAAATTTGATTTACCACATTATTATAATTATGTAAAAAAAACTTTTTATGATGATGATGAAAAATTAGCATGTATTTTATTTAATGAGAATGATAATGAAATATTAACTGACATAGCATCAGCAACATCATCTGGTAAAAATAAAATATCAGGACCTAATTCAACTGGTAAATATGCTTTTTCACTTTTAACTAATAAAAGAATGTCAACATTTAAAGCATTTATTCCTGAAAGAAGATCAATTGATAGTATACTTTATTATAATAATAGTAACAATAGTACTAATAATATTAATATTAATACTCAACAAAAATTAAAAAAACAAGAAAACATATTAAAAAATGTACCTGTTTTTATTGCGGTTGATACAACTGGAAAATTTCAACATTTAAGTGATATAGTACCATATGTTAAAGAAAAAATAGAAAATAAAAATTTAATTGTAATTCATTCAAATGCTAATAATTATGATATGTCTGGTAAAAATCAAGATATATTAAAAGGTTCTAAAAAAATAAATTTAACATCTACGTCAGATACATTTAATGTTATTTTTACATTTAATAAACCCGGTAATAAAGTTTTTGAACAACCATTAATTAATTTTATATTATATCAACGTGATAATAAAACATTAATGAACATAATTAGTATAAATGGTGCAGATACAACTAATAATATTAATGATAGTTCTGCGTTATTAAATAGTAATCCATCAAAAGCAAATGTAGCAATAAAAATTAATGAAATCAAAAAATTATCTTCATTTCAACTAAGAATTTTAGCAGCATTTAAATCATATGGAGATATTTCACAAACATATTATCCATTTTTAATTCAACAAATTAAAATGGATAATCAACTTAAAAAAAATATAAATTTTAAAAAAAGAATAATAGAACAATTAAAAAATATTTATCATGATAAAATACCAACAGACATAAAAAATATGGTAATTAAAGATCCATATATTGTAACATATATTGCACATGATATATCATCTGCGATATTTGCTAATAAATTAATTCCAGGAACAATGACTATTTCTGAAAAATATGGTAAACATATTGCACTTGAAAGATCACTTGAAAGACCCGGAGGTAATTGGATTTTTGGTGATCTAGATAATCCATATTTTAAGTATCAATATATAAATGATACTGGTAAAAAAATTCAAATACCTCATCCAGAAACTGGAATTATGATGAATAGACCTTTTACACGTGAGTGGAGTATATTGAATAATGAGCGTAATCTTAAAAGTAGAGAAACAAGAATATTAGAATTAAATCAAACACAAGAAAAATTAAACCAATTAACATTAAAACATAATGATACTTTAAGACAACATTTATGGTCTCGTGAAAATAGAATGGAAAAACAAAAAATAAAAGATGAATTATGGACAGAAATAACTAGAAAAATAAATGATACAGGTAATAATGTATATAATGTAATAGATTCATTAATAAAAATTCGACAAAGAAAATTAATAGAGCAATCTATGACCGAAACAAACTTTTTACAATTACAAAAAGAAATAGAATTATTAATTGAAATATATAATGAAATACGATCAAATAATAATACTGATTCATTTGATAATAAACGGTTAGCACCAGAAGGTTCACAAACTCAACGTCAACAAGGTCGTAAATCACGGTCACCTTCACCTCCAAGACCATTCACCGCGTTACCACCAATTAATAATAGATTTAATCCATTTGGAAAAAAAATAAAAGGTAAAAGTAAACAAAAAATGTTAAATTTTGGAAGAATAAAAAAGAAATTATTTATACAAGAAGCAAATCGTAGAAGTATTATTAAAGGTACTGCTGGTATGTTTAGATCTTGGTGTAATTCACAAGGATTAACAAAAAATGGAAAAGTTACACTTAGTTGTATAAATAAAGCAAAGCGTTCAAAAAATCCAACATTAAGAAAACGTGCAAATTTTGCTAAAAATATTGGAGGATACGTTGGTTCAAAAAGAAAAACACGATTTGGTAAAAGGGTTAAAAGGGTTAAAAAGGTTAAAAAAATTAAAAAAAAGTATACCAAAGCAGGTGGTAGAAAATCACCAGGTATAAGTGCTACAAAATTTAAAGTAGGAATTGTTAAAAAGGGTCTTGATGGTAATAAATGGATTATTGTAAAAGTGGGTAAAATTAAACGTTGGAAAAAAATTAAAAATAATTTTAAATTAAGATTTGGAAATAAATATGCAGATGACTATGTAAACGATCTTATAGAAGAAAAAATTGTACCAAATATAGAAAAAGAAATTGAAATTGCTGAAAAAATAATTGAAATATATCCTAAAAAGGATTCATTAAAAAAACGCGCAGTTTTATTACTTTATGAAATTAAAAAAAGTATTGTTAAACATGTAACTATAGAAAATACTATGTATATATTAAATACATTAACTGATTTATTTATGGCTATATCATCAATGGTAGCAGCATACAATGGTGTTTATTTAAGTAGTGGTATGTTTAGAACTATAGTTAAACCATTACAATTTCTTATTAAAAAGTATGAAACAAAACTTTCAAAAACTGAAAAAGATTTTGATAATTTTAATAAAACAAAAAATAGTTATCAATATTATCCTCACCATTATACCGAAGATACAGATGAAAATACAACTGAATATACAACAGAAAATATTGCTATTAGTAATGCAATGAAAATTTTAAATATTATAAATAACCAAGATGAACAAGAAATTAAAAGACAATATAAAAAGTTAATATTAAAATATCACCCAGATAAATGCGGTGATAATGTCAATGCTCGTGAATTATGTAAAGAAAAATTTATTGAACTTACTAATGCATATAAATTATTATTAAATAATTTAATTTAATTTTTTAAAATTTTTTTAAAATTTTTTTAAAATTTTTTTAAAATTTTTTTTAAATCAGATTTTAATTGTTTTAAACTTTTATTTTTACTTTTACTTTTACCAAAATTTAATTTAACCGAGGGTGGTACATCTATTATTGAAAATATAGCATTTTGTGTTATATTACCATTTTTATCCTCAGTATCTAGATGTATACCATGTTCCCACGTAAATGTTTTAATATACATTTTTAAATCAGTTGCGTCGGCAGTTGTTTGTATAGGGGTAATTGTTTTAGCATCAACAGGGTCATAAGATACATAAAAATGACCAGTATTTGTTTTATTAAAATTATTTAAATTTCCTAATCCCAACATATCAAATGCAAGTGATTCATTTGTAAAACTTTGTTTAAATGAATTACTCATCATATTAGTTATACTTCGGTGATAAATATAATAAATTCCATTATTATTACCATTGTTTATAATTTCCATTTTAATATATTTTTTACCATCATTAATATTAATATCATTAAGAATATCCATAGATTTAGGATAACTTAATACACCACCCATTTTAAAATTAGTATAAAGATATCTTTTATTTTAAAATTAAAATAAAAGATTCATTAAAATGAATTTAATTGAAAATTTAATTAAAAATGCACGCGTTTTAGGAAAACTCTTTAGAAGTAAACTGAACGAATATATTCCAACTTCAAATGTGGCAATTTTAGTTCGTGGTCGTGGTTTGTTAAATGCAATTGTAATCAATGATACTGAAGAAAGTGATACGGCTTGGGAAATATGTATGGCTTTGCGCGACAATGGATTGTTAGCAAAACCAACCCACGGTAATATTATTCGTTTTGCGCCACCATTGGTAATCAATGAAGCTCAGTTATTGGACTGCGTGGATATTATAATTAAAACGTTGAAACAATTTGAAAGGTAATTAAAACCCCATAAAAGAAAATGCCCCAAAACGTCATAAACGAT